TTCCCAACTCTACGAGTCGGTCATTGATTGTCATTGCTGTTGTCATTTATGCTCTCTCTTTCTGTTAGTTTTGTATATATCCATGCCCATGATATGTTGTCACGATTGCGTGGCAACGTTTCTACTATTGTTTTTAGTGCGTTATCATCATCTGTTGCATAGACATTAAAGACTATGCATACATCGTATATGTTAGTACCAGCCATGTTTCCTCCAATGTGACCAAGCGATAGATGGTTTGTCATACCTATGTACTATGTACGACAAGCCCCTCTCGACTTGTCGAGGGGCTGGAGTTTGGGGATCAGTGTTAAGGACTTGTGCTACACCAAAGGCACTAGAGTGTGGGTTATCTGCAAGATGATTCCATGCTGACTCTTTACCCCATAGTTTAGTCAGTGCTACCCACTCACCTCTACCCCATGATGGATAGTTCTCATGTACATAGGCACGAGTATATGCTTTAAGTGTAAACTTATTCCATATATGTATTGTCTTAACTTCTTTTTTTGGTTCTATCTTAGGCTGCAATGCTGCTGCCTTGATAGGTAAACCAATTAAAGAAGCAATTGTTAGTATGATTGTGCTACCTACTGATATGTATTTTGCTACATGTTTCTGCATTAGTCCTCATTCCCATAGTACTCATCATATGTAACATCAGGTTCACTGCATATACATTCCCATATAAAGCAACCGCACTTGTCGCATTCGTCATGCTTACCTAGTGCTGCGTCGTCATCAACTCTTGGTTCCATCTTCAATGTCCTTTGCTTGAGGTGCTTCAGTCACTGATACTTTACCACATTCCTTGAGTATGTTAGCGAAGTCTGCTCCATACTCAGAGGCCATGCGTTCTAACGCCTGCTCTTCTATCTCTTCTTCTTGTGCAGGTCCAACCATTTCAACTGTGGTTACTAGCACGAAGTGATCGGCTAGGAATAGTACATCATATTGTTTCATTATAGTTATACCCTTTCGTATAGTTCTTCATAGTATGCAACTGCGTCTTTTCTGAAACGGAATCCATCTACGTATTCGTATGTATGCAGGTCAATGATAGCCCAATTGGGGATGTAAATTGTTGAACCTTGGGAGCGACTGCTTACAAAGTAGCGACCACAAGGGCTGAGTATGCCTCTACCCGAAAAGGTATACGGCAAGTCAGCAAAGTTTACATTGCTCCAGTTGGCTTGGTTGCTCACTAGAATGGTACCTCTACATGTGTACGCTGGCATCGCTTGCGCCAGACTGATAGCCGACTGCGCAAGAATCTATTTTCATTCAGTAGTCTATGGTTTGCTATGAATAATAGTACTAGCATGATGGCATTGATACCACCACATATAAGCATGATAGTTAGTTGTGTGTAATCTATAAACATAATATCTCCTTGAATTATAATGGACTCGCAGGTGTCTGTCTAGGTTACGTAGCCCCCGCCAAAAAAAAATAGGAGAGTGAGTGACCATGATAGCCACCCACCCTCCTGATCTTTATAGTACCTCGACTGCATGTACCTCTAGTTGATAGCGGAACTCGTCTTGTCCGCCTGTCTTTGACTTAGCAACCCACTGTGTGAGTCGTCCTGTCAGTGTGACTGGGCGTGATTCTTGTGCGCCCTGTCTTGCTTGATCGAGTTCGATCAATGTTTGTACCACTGCTGGGTCTGTAGCCTTGATGCCTACACCCACCACATACTTAGGTGAGCCGACTGCATCGCCGTTGCTCATGCGTGGCACATCTCGTTGGCTGATCCAGCCGATGAGTTGTGTGCCGTAGTCGTTGGTCTTGATGCTTTTGTCAGTGAGCGCCTTGATTGTGCCACTAACTGTTAGTGTATTTTGTAACATGTTGCTTCTCCTTTTATAGTAGTTAGTTGGTCAGGGTTACCCCTGTCAGAAGGGCAGGGGAACCCTGTTGTTGCTATCGTACGTTTGTTTCCAACGGCTTGTCACATGACTGACAATCGTTGAATATCTTGGGCGTGAGTATGTTGCACCACCTGCACTCAGTCTCACGCTTGGCCTGAGTGTAATCTTCTAGTTCCCATAGTTCCTCGTAGACTCCGCCGTCTGCCAACTGAACTATAGGTGGTAGGAACTCGTGACGTACTAGGTCTTCATCAGTCTCTAGGAACTTGACTGATAACTCCACCAATCTGCACTGATCGTCCCACGTTTCTGTCATCTTCACTATCCACCCCCTTGGTCTGATATATGTTTGCGACGCAACCCATTCGCTCGCGCTGGGTTCGTCGCTTGTGTCGTATGACATAACCTTTCCAGGTTCGTGAAGCCTGTCCTCTTCGTGCAGGTTGTGGGCTTTGTTGTCATCCTTAGCCTCAGCCTGATCTATGCAGGTCTGGCACTGGCTGGGTGGGAACCCCTCTTGCCTGTCTCGCTCGATCACCATACATTCGTAGCATGTATTTTGGACTGTGATGCCTAGTGATTCCGTCATTTGCTTACCTCTCCTTCGCAGTCGCAGTAGCCACCTGCATAGCATGAATTGCATGAGGTGTGTCCGCAGGTAATACACTGGTGTATCGCCTGATCACCGCAGTTTGGACATGGTGTTTCTGTCCAGTCGATAGGTTGTGTCTTCATCATGATGTTAACTCCAATCATAAGCAAGAGATTGAACTATTCAATCTACAACCCAGACCTTCATAGCCAGACATAGAGGCTGTCAAGTCAAGTCTTTCCATTGACTTGATAGTCTCAGTCTGGGTATGATAGTTTTTAGTAGTAGACCAATAGCGTCCCCTGCTTCTGCTGGGGAGATAGTCTGCAGTCAATCAGTCCACGCTGTATAGTCTGACTGCTATAGTAGTATTGTTTTGTTCTATTTGACCCCCCATTGTTAAACTTGGATCGCTAGTATGTATTGTATCTCTGTCTATAAATATTTCTGTATATAGTTACAGGGGGGTAGTATATGTATATTTCTATTAAGTAATGGCCTAGTTAGATAGCAAATGTTCGTTTTGACTGTTTGAACGGATTAAGTATATATAGAGAGTAAAATAGTTCGTAAGTCTTTTTAGAGCCTTACTCACTCTGTTACAACATACTGTACAAACCAACTGTTGTAGGGCAGGATAGGTCTATCTAAGGGGCGGTATGGCAGAGCATAAAGGGTTTGGCAAGGGTAAAGATCACCACCTCGTTAAGGGGCTAGCCCAAGCAAAGGCTGATGTTTTAGAGAAGGTGGCTCAAGGGGTGAGCGTCCAAGCGGCCATGGTTGCCGCTGGTAAGAAGCCCGATACCATCCGTCAGTGGATGAACCGAGACCCTGAGTTTGCCCGTAAATTAGAAGAGGCACGGGGCGAGGGTGAGAAGAAGACCTTCACCGCCATGGGCGTAGAAAAAGAGTCTATTCCCTTTGCTGACTTTAGTAAGATGTTTTTTGACCAAACTGTATTCCCCCATCATCAGGATTGGGTTGATCTGCTGGAGGGGCGCGAACCTTCGTGGTTGCACCCAAGTATGATTTATGAGCCAGGTGAGGGAAACCGCCTGCTTATCAACGTGCCACCTGAGCACGCTAAGTCCACCGTTGTGACGGTGAACTATCCGACTTACCGCATTGCCCTCAATCCTAACATCCGCATCATCGTGGTATCAAAGACATTGAATAAGGCGCGAGAGTTCGTATACGCTATAAAGCAACGATTGTCCCATCCACGCTGGCTAAAACTGCAGACCGCATATGGTCCAGATGGCGGCTGGAAACAGGACGCAGATACTTGGCGCACCGATACTGTCTATCTTGGGGGCGATGCGCGTAACTCAAGTGAAAAAGACCCGACTCTCCAAGCGTTAGGTATGGGCGGTCAGATTTACGGTGCACGTGCTGACCTTATTATTTTGGATGACTGTATAACAACTGCCAACGCCCACGAGTGGGAAAAGCAGATGGACTGGCTCCAGAAAGAAGTTATTACCCGTCTGGGTAAAAATGGTAAATTGCTAGTCGTGGGGACCCGAATTGCTGCCAATGACCTTTATAAAGAACTACGTAATTCCAAGCACTGGTCTGGCGGCAAAACTCCGTTTACTTATATGGGGATGCCTGCTGTACTGGAGTATTCAGAGAAGCCAGAAGATTGGGTTACTCTCTGGAAAGAGTCGGACGTCCCGTGGGACGGAGACGACGATACGCCTCAAGAAAATGGCTACTATCCGAAGTGGGATGGTAAAGCCTTATTTAAGCGTAGATCGGAAGTCACACCCTCAACTTGGGCACTTGTATACCAGCAAGAAGATATACAAGAAGATTCCATCTTCCCACCCGTGCTGGTGCAAGGGTCAACTAACGGGCTGCGGCGACGAGGTTCATTAAAGGCTGGAGCGGTAGGGCATCCGCCTCAAGTTGAAACACATACTGTAGTTGGCTTTGACCCTGCTATGGCAGGAAATGCAGCGTTTGTGGTTTGTGCTTATAACCGCGCTGACGGAAAAATTTACGTGCTGGACTGTATTAACATGTCAGAACCAACACCACAAAAGATTAGGGCGACCATTGAGGAACTTGTTCAGAAGTACAGACCACAAGAGTTCCGAGTTGAAATCAACGCCCACCAGAAAGCCTACTCCCTTGACGATGAACTCAGAAACTGGCTTGCTCAATACGGCGTACGGCTTGATGCTCACTTTACAGGCAAGAACAAGTGGGACACATCTTTCGGCGTTGCCTCCATGTCAAACCTCTTTGGCACAGTACGCGATGGAAAACATCAAAAGAACAACATCATTGAATTACCATCTTCGGATGGAAGCGAAGGAATCAAGGCGCTAACGCAACAACTGTTGACTTGGAAGCCTGACACTAAAGGCAAGACAGATACTGTCATGGCTTTATGGTTTGCTGTTATTCGCATCCGCGAACTTATGCAGCAGGCAAGCAGAACTTCTATGTATCTTAACAACCGTTGGGCTACTAGACAGCAGATGGATAATAGATACGCAGTTAATTTAGACGATGCCTTTGCAGAGCAATGGCAAGACATATATGGATAGGAAATTAAATGCTGAGCATTGACCAGATTGGCGCACGCGTTGCAACGCTGCGCTATCGCGCCAACTCGCGTGACCAACGCAATGGCGATGTACAGATGGTACGTCAGGGCAAGATCAGTCAGGTCTATCCTAACTTCTTTCCAGATGGTATTGACCAAAACGTAGTAGCAAACTTTATTGATATTGTTGCACGTGACTTGGCTGAGGTAATGGCACCGCTTCCAGCGGTTAACTGTTCTGCTGCCAATCAAGGTAATGATCGAGCACGTAGGTTTGCTGATAAGCGTACTCGTATTGCATCTAATTATTTCCAGCACTCTGATCTGCAAGTACAAATGTACAACGGCGCAGACATGTACATCACATATGGTTTCCTCCCGTTCATTATTGAATTGGATGAAGAAGAGCAATTGCCACGCATCCGCCTAGAAAACCCAGTGGGCGCTTACCCAGAGTTTGACCGCTACGGACGTTGTGTTGCATTTGCAAAACGATACTCGATGACACTAGGTGAAATAGTGGCTATGTTCCCAGAACATGAGTATCAACTACTAGGCAAGTTGGGATACAAACAAGACCTTAATGGCATGATAGAGATGATTCGCTATTATGACAAAGACCAGTCTGTGCTTTATCTTCCATCACGTAACAACATGCTTCTATCACAGGCTGCTAATCTGCTTGGAAAGATGAATGTTATTATTGCCCGTCGTCCAGGAGTGGACGGCGAACTACGTGGGCAGTTTGATGATGTACTTGGTATTCAGTTACTTCGTAACCGATTTGCATTACTTGCAATGGAAGCAGCAGAGAAGTCAGTACAGGCACCAATTGTTCTACCTCAAGATGTTCAAGAACTTCAGTTGGGTGGCGATGCGGTTATCCGCACAAACAACCCAGCAGGTGTACGTCGTGTTGAACTTACAATTCCACAAGGTGCATTTACAGAGTCTGAACTTCTTAACCAAGAACTTCGTGTAGGCGCTCGTTATCCTGAATCTCGAACAGGAAATGTTAATGCAAGTATTGTCACAGGGCAGGGTGTACAAGCACTTCTAGGCGCATTTGATACTCAGGTAAAGTCAGCACAAGCAATCTTCTCAGCAGCGCTGAGAGATGTATTGCAACTTTGCTTTGAAGTAGATGAAAAATTATTTAACGTAACAAAAACAATTCGTGGTGTAGATGCAGGTTCACCATACGTAATTGAGTATTTACCATCAAAAGATATTAAGCAAGACTATTCCGCAGATGTACGTTACGGAATGTTGGCTGGTCTTAACCCAGCACAGGGGCTTATCTTTATGCTACAGGCACTAGGTGGTGGTCTTATCTCTAAGGATATGGCTATGCGTGAACTTCCATTTAACGTAAACGTTACTATGGAACAGGAAAAGATTGAGGTCGAGAAGTTGCGTGAGTCGCTTCTTGGCACAGTGCAAGCAATGACACAAGTAATTCCGCAAATGGTTATGCAGGGTCAAGACCCTTCTGACTTGATACGCAAATTATCTGAAGTTATTCAGAAGCGTCAACAAGGTATCACAATTGAAGATGCCATTGAGGAAGTATTTGAACAACAGAATCCTCCTGCTGGCGCCGAAGAACAGTCTGAGCAGCCTGCCCCAGCGGCTCCTGCCGAGCCGTCAGCAGGAGGCGCTTCTTCAGCGCCTATGCCACAAGGCAGACCAGACTTGCAGACTATGTTGGCAAGTTTAACTGGTGAAGGCGAAGGAAGAGCAGCAGTAAGAACGACTAGGGAACGAGCAATCTAAGGAGTCAATCATGGCAACACGTAAGAAAAAAGTTGTTGCAGATGAAGGCTACTCAAAGTTAGATCAGTACTGCATATTCTTACATGAATACCATCGCGCATTAAAACGTGCTGGTTTTAATAATGATGATGCACTTTGGTTAATCTCCACAAAGGAATCTTTTCCTGATTGGATGAGCGAACCCACACTAGACGATATTAGAAAACACATTGAAGATGAGGAAGACTAATGGCAGGCACACCTGGTAAAAGCGGCGGATACCGTCAACCTATGAATCCTGCACCTGTCTCAGGCCCAGGCGCACTCTCTGAACGTACCGACGGCGGAGCCGTTGATGGTATGACACAGCCAGCACAACGTTATGCTGGATTTGGCTACGGAGAAAACCTTGCACTAGAAGAACAACAATCTGGTGCTCCTATGGCTGGTATGCCTAAAGCATCATTTGCAAACATTGTTCCTCTTGATGCACCAACACAACGACCAGATGAACCGCTTACTGCTGGTATTAATCGCGGAGAAGGTCCAGGCAGCGAAGCACTTCGACTTCCTAACCGAGCACCATCACTTGTTGATACTATTAAATATCTTGTTCAGTTTGATCCATCTGGAGATGCAGAGTTAATTTATAGAACTCTTACAGATGAAGGTAACGGATGACCAGGTATTTAAAACCTGTTGTCGCGGAAGTTTCGCCTAACCTTTACACTGCTGCAAAGACTGCAAATCTTTCACAGACAGAACTTAGCCAAGTTGAACAAATGTCGTATGCCATAAAAAAGCACCGCGAATTTGCTAAACTAGATGTTGATGTTGCACGTAAAGAGTTTGATCGCCTTAACGAAACTGGCAAAGCACAACTAGAGTTTCTTTTTAAAGACGCTGAATATATGAAGCCAGCAGAAACTGCTGCTGATAAAATTCAGGGCGTTCTTAGTAGCGCATTAAAAGTTGCGGCTTCGCCGCTTATTGGTTTGTTTAAACTTGGCGGACAGTACAACCGCTTACTTAATACACCCTACAAGGTTGCACGTCAAGTTGCACAGGGTGAAGATTTGTTCTCAGGTAAGACATGGACCGACGCTTGGGGCGGCGTTGATATGTACGATGTGGGAGCATTAGACAGGGCAACTAAATATTTTGGTGAGTCCGATGTTGCTGTAGCAAAGGGATTGCTTCTTGGCCAAACTCCAGGTGAGATTATTGAAGCCAACGGTAAAGCAACTCCTGAACTACTTGCATCAATTAAGAAAGCATCTGACCAGCCAGAAGAGTTTAAGCAAGTAATGGATGGCGTAAAGTACGCACAGATTTCTCCAGGTCGTGATATTGCTCGTATGTTAGGCCCACGTCCACCAGCAAGTGGTGGCCTTATGGGCGACTACATTAATGGTAGAACAAAAAACATTTCTGGTTATATTGACTTTACCTACCAGATTGCTATTGATCCACTTACATGGCTTACTGGTGGTTTAAGCAAAGGCGTTACAAAGGGCGAACGCATTGCATCAACTGTTACCGAAATGATTAACAAGGGTGTTCCTATTGAACGCGCTATAGATTCTGTATTTAAATCAGAACCTAGGTTAGTAGAGTTTTGGGAAAAAGGTCTTGGACCTGCGCTTAAAACATTTAGCGAAGCCGCAACACCCGCTGCAAAGAAGGAAGCGTTTTCTGATATATCACGACGTTTCCCAGGTTATGCAAATCTTGATGCAGTTATTGCTCTTACAACCAAAGATAAGCATTTACCACTAGGTGTTGTAGATGCTGCTTCTGCACAAAAGTATTTTGAGAATGCGGCTAACCTAAACCTTATGTTGGCTGGTCGTGTTGATGGTGTTACCTACATGCGTACTGGTGTAGCAGTTGCACGTACACGTCGCCTATTTGGTGACGGGCTTACACGCTATCTTGATAGTGTATTTAATGCTACATCTAAAACTACCTTTGCTGGCAAAGGACGTTCTATTGAAGAAACAGATGAAGCAATGGAACCAATTTATAAAACATTGCTTAACTCAGAAGATGCTATTGAGCGTTTAGCCAATCCACAACTTTCTGATATGAAGGTATTAATAGAAGCAAACGAACAGATTAGAGGCTGGAAACGTATTGGTTTCTTGGCTGCTCGTTCTCCTGCTAGCCTTGAAGTGCGTCTTGGTGATAATGCGTCATCAACTGCTGCTAACTTTACAGCGCGTGCGCGTCAAATATTACCTAAAGACATGGCAGAAGCGCTTACTTTTAAATTTATAGATTCACCAATGGATGAGCAGATTGTTATTCTGCGTAACCTTGATGCAGCAACTATGTACTCAATGGGTCTTGGTGGTGACTATCGCGGTAGAGAGTTAATGGAAACAATACTTGGTCAAAAGTATGGTGATCTTGCTGGCTTTGCCTCTAAGGTAGAAACACCAATTAACCCAGACCATGCAAAAGTAATGCCAGATGGTTCTATTCGCACAAGCGAATCAGGCATGTCGCTTGCTGGTGATGGACCAATTCATCCTTATCAGTCAACAGATGCAGTGGGGTCACTACCTTATGATGAAATCGGTTCAATGGTTTGGGAAATCAAATCAAAAAAGAACGTTATTGGTGCCGTTGGTGGTGCAACGCAAGGCCGTTTCTCCAAAAACATAGTAGATGCCTGGTCAATCTTAACGCTTTTCCCACGCCTAGGTATTCGTTCTGCTATTGATGAAGCAACTATGTTTGTTCTTACAGCACCTACGCGTGATTTAAAATCATTTGCACGCCGTGTTGGTTACAAAATGGGTAATATTTCTAAAACCACTACTGGTTCTAGGGGTGCTACTGGCCCTATCCGCGAAAGCCTGCAAAAACTCTTTGAGTTTGGTGGCAAGCGTAGCGTAACCATAGAAACACTTGGTAAAAAAATTAAAATTTCACCAGAAGATGCGTTGTCTATTGAGCGTCGTGTTGGTATCTTGGAAGATTTAGCCGCTACACGTGGCATTGAAGTAGGGTTATTAGAAAACCTTGAAAAACGTGAAGAAATTGTTAATGAAGTATTTAAGATTTACAATCGTTACCTTGATGACGACAGTGCAGAGTATCTACGTCAGGCTTTGATACATCAACCTGATGCACTTACCTCAATTGCTAACTCAATTGTAGCGCGAAGCGGTTTATCAGGCAAGTTTGGTGACGAAGTACAAAAGGCTTTGCTTACTCCTACACAATTAGATCGTGCAATGGTAGAAGCAGATGTAAAATTTAATTCGCTTACACGTGCCGTTGATATGGCTACCCTTGCTGAGCGCGATGCTGCGCTAGTTCACTTTGAAAAGTTTGTTAAACGTTTTGTTGGCAACAAGTTTAAGGTTAAGAATGAAAAAGGTGGAGAGTTAGTTACTAAACTAAATCCAGCCGATATATTTTTCCGTTATGATGGGCTACGCCCAGGTGCTACAGATAAAAACGGCGTTCAAATGTTTGAATTAGCACTAGATGCTGGCATGCGTAGCGTTGGATTTAAGTGGGATGACTTTGCCAAGAAGTGGATTGTAGAAGACGAAAGAGTTGCTGGTACATTTATTCGATCTACAGCAGATTCAGTGCGTCTTCGTGCACTTGGTAAGACAGATGATGAGATTGCACGCATACAACTAAGCCGTATCTTTGCAGATATGTTTGAAACCTTTCATGGTAGTTCTGTTAAGTTTAACGATGAGTTGTTTAACTTAGTTAATGCAAATTATCGTGAGTTAACTAGGGCTGCTGCTGGTACAGAGATTATTCCTTCATGGAATCAGGCTGTTGCTAAGATAAGTATTGATGATTTCTCTGATGCTACTAATGGTTTCCGTTTAACTGGTACTGTTACAACACAACTTGGTGTAGGTAATCTTGCTGACGTAGAAAGTGTATTCCGTCGTTATGGTAATACCATGATGGATTGGATGGATCGTCAGGTTACTGGTATTTTCCGTCAGCCTGCTGTAATGGTTGCATATACTGGACTTCGCAAGAAGTACAAAGGTATTGAAAGTGAATACGCACGTCAGATATATCAGGCTAGAACTGGTAAAGTCTGGGATCACACTATTGGTGAGGCAGCAAAAGATGCTGATATGGCATTTGCTATCAGCCTAGCCGAGAAGCGTTTTACTGAACTAGCAACAAGAGAAGCAGCAGATACTATTCTTAAGTTTGCAGATAACCCTGCTATTCGTTCTAACTTTGCATTTGCAGCACGCACAATGGGACGTTATTACCGCGCAACAGAAGACTTTTATCGTCGTATCTATCGCATGAAAGATGTAGCACCACGTGCTTTATATCGTGCACGTTTAGTGCACCTTGGTTTAGATGCTACAGGTATGGTACATAAAGATGCTAATGGTGATCCATATGTAATCATGCCTATGGATGGCATTATCTTTAAGGCTACAGATGGAACCATTCGTGCTCTTACAGGTGAAAGCGGATATAGCCAGCCACAGTTTAATGAGTTTACTCTTAAGTTACGCATGATGAACCCATCATTCTCACAAGATGCTGGTGTTCCTACATTGTCTGGTCCTATTGCTGGTCTATCAGTATTAGCAATAAAAAACCTTTTAGGTGTTGTTCCTGGTAGTTTGCCATTTATTGGTAAGACAATTGACCCTACTGCGGAGCAGATTGCAGAACGTCTTGATACCTTTGCACTAGGTAACATAGGCGATAACGTAGATTTTATTAGGGCTACAGTTCCAGGATCGTTACAACGTATCTGGGCTATCTTGCCTTACGATGAAAAGAGTCGTCAAGAAGTTACTGCTGCTCAACAGGCTATGGCATACAACGCAGCAAATGGTTTATATCTAACACCTACTGCTACAGAGCAAGAGAAGTCAGATTATCTAAACAATATTCGTATCTCTGCACATAACATTATTATTATGCGTAACGTGCTAGGGCTTATATCGCCCGTTGCACCTACCATGCAGGACAGTAAAGGTATACCTAATTACATTAAGGATACTGGTATTACTAGCCTTCGTGGTGAGTTCTTTGACATACTTAACAGTATTACTAAAACAAATGATGGTGATATAGAAGACCCATATGAGTTAGCACTTGCTACTTTTATTGGTAATAACCCAGGTAAATTAATCTATACAGTTTCTCCAACAACTAAACAATCAAAGGTTGTTATTAGGAATACAGAAGGATTAAAAGACTGGGCTATTAAGAACAAAGGTTTGATTGAAACCTATGGTGAGACTGCATACATATTTGCACCACAGGTTGGTAAGTTTAATGCTGCTACATACAACTGGATTAAGGCTGCTGGTCTTGTAGAAAGCAAGAGTCTTGATAAGTACTACGAAGATTTGATGGTTGCACAGGATAAGCAAACTTATTATGAAATAGCAGATAAACAAAAAGAAATGCTAGCCAATGAGTCTGATCCACAACTGCGAGCCAATATTATTATTGATGCAACTAAAGCGCGTAATGCGCTTAAGGCTGCTAATCCATTGTTGAACCCAGCACTTATTGGTGAGGGTAATAACATTGGTGATGAAGAATTAATGCTAGGTAAGTTAGATCAGATGGTGTCAACACCTAATGTTCCTATGCCATCTGCTACGCGTGAGCGTATGCGGTTAGCAATCAAGATGATGCGTGAGTACATTGCATTTGCGCGTAATCCTGAACTAGCAAATATAGTCAACTCTGTTGAGTTAAAAGCAAAGCGTAAAGACCAAATTGAAGCAGCACTTAAGGAGTTAATGGTGGGTGATCTATATGTTACGGAAGCAAACCGTGCAATCTTTAGATCAATACTTGGCTTCTATTCACGCGATTCGTACTTTACATCTAGGGAGTTGGGATAATGGCTACTACTGAACTAAGCCTTGATTATAGAATTGAAAAATTACAAACTCGCCTATACGGAATATACGGAAATAGCGGTCTTGCCGTAGCATTAGATGATGTTGCTGCTAAAAAAGGTGAAACAAGTGCTGAGTATAAAAAATTAAAAGCAGAGTTTGATACTAAGCAGGCTGAATTAAATTCATTAAAGGAACAAGCAAAAAAAGAATTTGAAACAAAAAAATCTGCTGAGAACAAAGCAAAAGAAGACAAAGATACTGCTGCACAAAAGAAAAAAGATGATGCTACAGTTGAACGATTGAAAAATGAAGCAGCCTCTGCTCGTCGTCGTAATGACGAAGAAACTGCTAAGGCAAAAGAAGCAGAAGCCGCTGCCCTTAAAGCACCTAAAGATGCTAATGGTCAGCCTATTGTTACAGATGGTGAAGTAGATGATAACATCTATGCTGACTTTACAATTCTTAATGGTAAGGTTACCAATAAAGATGGCAAGCAGGTTCTTTTTGTAGAAACAAGAATGCCAAATGGAGATATCCAACCTAAATTTTATGAAAGTTACGCTGACGCACGTGATGCTTTTCTTAAGAACTATTCAAAACCAGGACAAATTGATGCCTTAAAAAAAGATTTAATAGAGTCGGGATATCTTAAGCAAGCAAATGCTAATACTCCTGATTGGATTAACTCTGTAGATGATTTACTTTATGAGCATACAAGAAA